TCTATCACCTAGCCCACCTTCGTAATCATCACTATAAGAAATACCATTTAATATAATCGGAACGTCTTCTTTCATTTCAGGATGGTCTGAAAATGGTTTAATTGTTAAATTGTACTGAGGACTAAAATAAGGTAAAATCTGTTCTACAATTTGTAAGGCATCATCTTGGGTTTTAGTATAAATGTTTAACTGCATATCGATTAAATAAGGGACATAATTATATATCTTTTTACTTACTGTGATACTATCACCAACTTTATTTCTATGGCCCATCTTATTCAGCTGCCTAGAAGCATCATATTGATATCCAATTATTTCAAAAGACATCCTTGGTAGTTTTAAAGCTACCTTACTATCTGTACTAAGATCTGGATTTTCCCTTAATCTATCAAGGTAATCCCTTTTAGGTGCATATGATAAAGGAACCTTCATAGTATTTAGTACTTTATTATTCGGTCCTCTTCTCAAGATATAGATGTTATTAAACATCGAACCAAACATGGCAACGCTTTTACGAATACGCTCGTGGTAGAAATAAGTACCAAACATTATCTAGGGTCTCCGAATGGGTTATCTTCTGTAAAATCTAAGAAATCTAGATTATTCGTTCCAAAGTCTTCATTCTGTTCATTTTCAGAAAGCTGATTTACTTCTGCCACAGATGTAATTCTTCCAGCGGCAAGAGAGGTAAGCCCATATATTGCACCATTTACTAGGCTATGGAATTTACCGTCATCACCACCAATTCCGACAACTTCTAGTTTATAATCTGAATCATTCCAGTTAACTACTTCACCTGTAATAATTGTTCCATCGCTAAGAGTCTGTCTTACTGTTTCGCCTACCAAGAATACTGGATTATCTGGTGAATCAATAATCGCCGAAGCATCTAAATAACCGCCGCCACCGTTGATAATATTAAATCCTGTTACCTTACCTAGATCACTATCAATTAGAGATCTGATAATAGCACCGGAACCAACACCGGTTGTAGTAATCGTAATTGGCGGTGCATAGAAGTATCCATCCCCAGAATCTAGTAAATTCACCTGAACGATAGCACCGCTGAGTGATATACCCACACCCGCTGTTGCTCTCGATCTGAGAGAAGAAAGTGTAAGGACATATTTGTAATTATAGCGTTCTTCAATTTCATCAATATCACCATGGCCAGTATCCAGACTTTCTCCGCTGTATTCAAAGAGTTCACAACGCATTTTATAGGTAGGAAGATTACTTAATTGATAGAACGGCTGATCGTGTTCTACGTGCATGATCTGGAATAAAGAATTAGATAATGGAAGATAAATTAAATCCCCTTCGCGTGGGCGAACAGAATTAATCTCGTTATCATATCTGCTAACAACAGCATTCCATCTTTTTCGCGAGACAATAAAAGTTGCCTGGTCTCGAATCTGTACACCAAACTTAGTAAATAGATCGCCTTCCCCATCAAAGCCTTCAGTATTCTGGATGTACATCTCTATTCTGTATGAGGAGTTAAAACTAGATTGAATATCGTCGCCAAGGATTCGATCTTCTCTGATAATATCTCTAGGAAGATAGTAAATATCCTGACCATATATTTTAAGCGACTCTATGATAATATCTTCATAAAGATTCTGTTCAGATTTTACTTTTTGGCTGAAGTAGATATTCGTTGCCATGGTTTATCCTATAAAGAAGTCTGCAGGCATTTCAAAGTCTAGACGAATCTTTTCTCTCAGTCTTTCAATCTCTACTGTGGAATCATCATAGATCTGTCTTCCATTAAGCATTACCCCACCAGGAAGTTGCATACCTTCGAATTTAATTAAGTTTGATCCCCACTGTTGTTTAATCAATGCGGTGGAATATTCCTTTAGCCACATATCATTCCAAACTTTTGTATGAGCTGTAGGTGAAACAGGCTTATAAGCTTCGTAGATAATATACTGGCCAGCTTGAATATCTTCATCCTTAAAGTCTCCGTGGATGTAAAGACGATTCATGTGTCTAGAATATGTCGTCTGTGGATATCCATTCAGTGTCATATCAAGGAGTGAAAGATACTGATTCAGTTGATCGTAATATGCAAGGTCACCAGCAAAGTTCTGTAGGTCAGCAATATCATTTAACATCATCTGATATTTAATATCAAAGAAGTTAAAGTTTCCATTAAATGCCGAGGAAATACTAAACAGCCTTGTGACTGAAATAGTATCAGAGCTTACTTCGATGTATTCTCTCGAAACATCACTATCACCAACAAGGTGGGAAACATAAGTTCTATAGGTTGCATCGGAATGATATTCCTGCCAATACTGTAAAGCCTCGTCGATACGATCTTCTAGCTGATCTGGATCAACGTTGATTTCGATTACAGGTGCGCCTAGTCTTCTTAAGCAGTAATCTATTAGACCTTGTCTTGTACTTGGATTAGCCATATCTTATTCCTATTTTCAACTATTTATATTAGTTTAAAAGTACGCCAGAAGCATTATAGACGTTAATACGGTAGTAAGAACCCTGTTGACCGTCAAGAGTATCAGCATTAAGACCGGAGCTATCGGTATCAACTGTTTTAAGAGCTGTTAGAATCTCAGATGCAGTCATATCAGCTGTTGCACCAGCTTCAATACCAGCTAGCTTACTTGATTCTGCACTTGTAAATCCTTGATAACCTGCAGAATAGGTTAATGCTAACGTGCCGGAAGAAGTAATAGGTCTTCCTGAAATTGCAAATCCGGTAGGCACAGTCATGTCAACCGAGGTTACCGTACCAGTATTCGTAGTATATCCGCTTGGGTTAGTTGCTAGATAAAAAGCGGAAGCATGGTTGCCATCAAGAAGGTCTGCATCTAGTCCTGATGTCGTGCCATCAACGGTTTTAATAGCATCTAATAGATTTGTAGCAGTAATATTACCCTTCAGGGAGTTGACACTTAAAACAGCTCTATCAGAATCAATTCTAAAAGTTACACCATTTAATTCTATTCCATATCCAGCTTTATAGATTTGGGCAGAAGAGATCTGAGAAAATGTAATATTTGTAGTACCAAATATAATAGTGCCTTCGGTATTCATAACATATAGTTCACCAGCCCCGGTTGCACCTTCTCTGACGTAGAATGCATCACCTTTACCTAGATTGGTTGAACTACTAGGGGAATATGTGTTTGTATCAGCGGATCTCGTAAGAACCCAATTTGAAGATACTGTACCAGGATGGGTAACTACATAAACACCATTCTGTGTTTGGTTGGTTTGTTCGTATATTAAAACCCTATCATCACTATCAACAGAAATACCATCTAAAACTAAAGCAGCTTGGGTGCCAGCGTTTGTAAGAGTAGCCCCGTCGCCTGAATCGCCGTTATTATAGGTTGCATTTAAATTAATTGTACCTTCAACACGAACCGGATCGTGATAGTGTAAAGCCGCAGATACAACAGTATCAACATAAGATTTATTTGCAGCATCGGTTGCAACGGTTGGTGTTGCAAGAGATGTAATCTTAGCAGAACCAGCAGAAAGACCGTTAAAGGTTGGGGTATTACCAGTTCCTACCGCCTGACCAATACTAATAACACCAGAACTATATGTTACCCCTGTCCCTGCACTAAACAGACTTTTTATTTGATCTGAATCTACGGAAAGTGTTCTAGACGCGGTTATATTACCGCCACCGTTAAGGCCCCAGCCTGCTAGGATAGAAACTGAACTATGATCTATATGCTCATTAGCTACGAAGTCGTTAAAATTATCATGTTTATATTGACTATAAAGTTCGGCAGAATCAATCGATATATTACCAGTAGTAATAGCAATGCCTTTACCACCAGTGAAATGCGCTCTTACTTCAGTAGCGCTTGGCCCAGTATATGTAATTACACCGGTTGAATTATTATAAGATAAGGATCCGTCTCCTCCCGCATCAGTTATAGAAATAGATTTTCTAGAAACTGCTACTGTTCCGGCAGAATCTACAAATTTCTTAATTACATTAGAGGAGTTTTTATAATATAATCTTCCATCAGCATAGTTAATTGCTAATTCGCCGTAATCTAAATTGCCCGTGGTAGGGACATTACTCGGTACGGAAGATTTTTTAAGTAATACTTTTGCCATACTAGATCCTTAAAAAAGGTTTTAGTTTAGAGTCTGGAATATAAAAATATCCCAGACTGTCTATTAGAATGATCCGCCATCAATAGTGGCAAGAACAACATATCCTGAAGTAACTGTGAATTCATCGGAGTCAAATCTAGCAACACCATTATTATTCTTAGTTGCCAATTCAGCAGCGAAAGTAATAGTACCAGCACCATCATTGTAGGTAATATCCATACCCTCGCCTTCGAGGAGTACTTTATTTACAAGATGATCTTCTAGTACTTCTTTCCAAACGATACCACCAAACATAAGAGAGTTAGAATCTGTAAGATCAAGAGTCTTATTCATATTCCAACGGTTTGTGGATCCGTTGTAGGTAATAGTAGCTGGTACAGCAGGTCCATTAATAGTAATACCAGCCCCATCAGCTTCACCAGCTGTAGAGGCAGAATCAGCAAGAACGAGGTTCTTATCGTTAATCGAAACTGTAGTAGAGTTAACAGTGGTTGTTATACCATTAACGGTAAGGTTACCACGTATAACAACTTCACCACCATCAGAATCAATCGGGTTAGGATCAATATAAAGTATACCGCTAGATGATGCAATGGTGTTATCTAAGATTCTAATATTGTCTACATCAATCTGGGTAAGACCAGCAAGAACAGTTGTTGTTTCACCAAGAGTAAGAGAAGTGTTACCGATTGTAATATCTGCTGATGAAATTACGCCTGAGGAATCATTAAAGTTAGTAGCATTAAATGCTGCCACACCCTTTGTACTACCATTTGCCATGGCATTCTGAACAGTAATAGTTACATTTATACCAGAAGCAGAGGTTGAAACGCCCTGAGAAGCATTACCTTCAATTTCAAAAGATTCGCCGATAGTAGCTGCGGCTGAACCGGAATCAGAGACTAACGTAATATCTTTTGCTGCAACTGCACCAGTAGTTACAGCAAAGTTGGTCGAACTAAAGCTAGCGACCCCTTTATTAATATCAGATGCATCTTCCCCTGAAATTGTGATAGTAGCGCCTGATACTGATGTATTAATACCTTCACCAGCTAAGATGGAAAGACTTGAGTCTAGTATGTCTACAGAACCAGTAGGACCAGATTCTGCGATTAGATTTAAAGTAGTTGCAACATTAACTGTACCAGCCGCTGTAAGTCTACCTTGAGCATCAACAGTAAAAGTCGGTATTGCGGTTCCAGATCCATACGAACCTGGGGTTACAGCTGTGTTATCAAGTCTGGTCGTAATTGAATTTGCAGAAACGGTTGTAGAAAGACCAGTACCGCCGGTAAAGGTAACTGTTTGTTGACCTTGAATTCCATCAGGGGTTCCACTGTCAGCAGCAATAGTGAAGACCTGTGATCCCCCCGAAAACTGATCATCGACGTATTTCTTGGTAGCAGCATCTTGTGGACCAGCTGGGTCAACAACGTTAATAATCTTTGAAGTACTGACATCAACGGAACCAGATCCATTCGGATCCAAGACGACATTACCATTCGTATCAGTGGAACTAATAGCATTACCATTGATATCAATATTATCAACTTTTAAGTTATCGAGCTTACTGTTTGAATCAACAATAAGTGCGCTAGACGCAGTAAGCGTACCAGCAACATGATCGAGCATATTGGTAAAATATTCACCGCCAACAACTACGATAGTTGTTGCGTTGCCTGAACCATCATCACCTTTACCAAAGAATAGTCTGTCACCACCGTTTGCTTGGGTGCCTGTACCCATTGCATAGGCGATTTCGGCCGTCTTCAGTGAACCTGGTGCCGAAGTGCCCGTAGATCTTTTAATTCTAATTACGGCCATTTAGAAATTGCCTCCGTTGAAGTTTGTATTTACATTATCAATGTTTACAGTGGCTTCAAAATTTTCCGTTGTGGAATTATAAACTAACATCGCACCGTCGGATAGGTTTGTTACATCTACACTTCCTATAGTTTTAATATCAAAAGCACCTGCAGTTACTCTTTTTATAGGAGTACCAACAGTAACCTTTTTTACTATAGTATTTGGACCAGTTATGATAGTTTTTACTATCGTATTTGATCCAGTAACAACCCTAATTGCCATTCTTACCTCGTAACAGAAGGAGTTACTTGGATATTACCTTCAAGAATTCTTTCTACGATAGTATTACTAGCACTATCGACAAATGAGATTTCTACATCATAAACATATCTTCCAGCATTTAACGAATTCGTTTGAGTGTTTGTTAATGCTAAAACTATGACACCACCAGATGCATCAGTTATACTAGAGGTAAATGTAGTGGTGTCTGCGGAATCACTATTATAGGTTTTCTTCATCTTTGCCGCAACGATATGATTAGTCAGGTCCTTTATAGAACCATTTTTATTTACGACCTCGAGCTGGATTGCTACATCAGCACCCTGATCAATCTCTAAATCCTCGTGTTGCGACATAAAGAAAATCTCCGTATTTCTTACCTTTATTTATAATAAAAAACTTTTAACTATTTGTGGTAATTAGAAAAGAATTCGTATACTTGGTCCAATATTCCCGCTTCAGAACACCCGTTAAGAATACAAACTGGAAGATGAGGTATATAATAACCGGTACAAGATCCTTTTCTTCCAAGGTCGTCTTTGGTTTCAAATCTTTCTTTAGTTTCATATTTCTTATGAGGATCACCCATATCTTTTACGACCTGAGGTACTCGAATAAACGAATAGAAATCTTTCATCGGAATAAAAAAATCTAATTCTTCCCTATGAATTTGCCAAAGATATCTACAAACCCCTTCATACTGTATAATATTATAGTCCGGGTTCTTTAGAAACCTTTCTCTAATATAATTAGTTTTAGAAGGGATAAAAAGCATTATAGAGGAGTTAATCCCAGTTGGCCATTTAAGAGAATCTGATTCTCTTAATTCACCGGAGTAACCTATCTTTATACTTTTCTCAGGACGATTAAAAAGATGATCAATATTATTTTGTATTATAGTATCAAGGTCAAAGTAAAGAGTAGGTACGTCATCAATATAAAGTGATGCATCAAATATACAGAACTTGTACCAGAAACTTTCAAGATCAAGATCTAAATCTAATTTTCTTACTATAATATCAGGATGTAATTCAGATCCATTGTCGGTTAAACAATAAAATAAAAATGGTAAGGAAGTATTTCTCCTTACCATTTCATATAATCTATTCACATGAGAAGCATTATACTTTGTGCCGTACTTAACACAAACTATATTAACCATATCTAACCCACCCAAAGTACGCTTATTTATTATACCAGAATAAAAAGATTTGTAAATCCCTTAAATCGGATTTTCGATATCCTCGATGATATCTTCCCACATAGCTTCTTCTCTTCCCCAGATATATGCAACACTGATGCGAAGACAGTCAGTTGATGCAGCATGATAGCAAAGTTTATCAGACTCATCATAAGATCCGAAATAAGTCATTTTACACTGCCAACCAGAGTGGTCTGGAACGCGTACTCTTTCCTTTTTATCTAGATCCCAGTAATCAAACCAGCCATCGCCATTTTCTGACCAAGAGAAAATAACATTATAACCTGCAGCGTTTGCATTATTATGCCAGCTAATCCACCCACCAGGTGGGTAAACTGTAATCAAAGTATTTCTTTTTGCAGATAGCTCTGTCATTAGCTCATTATTTAATTTCGTAGAGGCTTTACGATAATCCTCGTAGGATTCTTTATAACCTCCACTACCAGCTGGCATTAATCCATGATAGGAACGCATACTTTCAGGAAATCCTTCGTGCGCACGCCCGCGGGACATAATTCTTTCCATATAATCATCTGCTAACCAACGATCCCGAGTATGATCTCTAGAATTCAGATCTAACTCTTTATCAAGCAATCCCTTTGATCTTTTATCTAAAATAAAGTCTTTAAATTCATTCAAAGCCTTTAAAACAGACTTATTATTGATTTCTACGTCACGTACTTCAAACATTAATATACTGCGTCCTTCTTCATAGATGCCGAATGATGTATAACAATAGGCTGTTTATTAACTAGATTATGTTTTCCCGTAATAGGATTGATTCTAAAACTAGTAAACCAGTTCCATCTGTAGTTGTCTTTAAATCTTCCAATCTTTAGATCTTTATATTTACTCTCTTTATTTGTTAACCACCAAAGAGTAAATTGATCCCATCTTAACATAGTTCTTGGCGTACCCTCTGGCCACCATACCTCTTCATTTTTTTGATGATTCCACGATCTTTCTTGGGCTTGGAATTTTATCCACCAATCTTTCATAAATTCTTTTACTAGGGGATTCTTGTTATTATAAAGACAAACCCCACCGCATAAAATTAAATCTATCTTGTCCCCGGTACTTTGAATAGTTCCTTCTACCTCGACAAAAGAATTTTGGGCACTTTTATCTTTGGTGAGTTCTACGAAAACTAGATCATTGTCGCCTAACTGTTCCCAGATAGTCGTAATATCTTCGTGCTCCACCTCGCAGTCAGCATCGATATAAAAGGTAATATCGAAAGGGGAATTTGCCATACCGTAGAGTTTTGCTCTAATGTGATCATCACAATAAAATAATTGAATATTAGGATGATCTTTACAACGATGATCTACGAATCTTTCCTCTGTGAAAAGAGCAAATTGAGCATCGGGATAATAATCTAGAATCGATTCAATAAGATTTATAGCTGAATAATAGAATGCAATCTTTTTTGAAGCTACGATTACAAAACCTTTACTCAGCGGCTTCTCTTGCTGACTCTGCATTTTCTAATTCTTCTTTCATCAACATAGTGGTCCAAGCGATCAATTCAAACTGGTTCTTGGATTTTCTGATCTTGGCTTTCAGTTTTCTATTTGTAGAGTTCTTTATCTCTTCAATCTCAAAAACTTCAAGCTTAGAATTGAAAAGCTGCTCTAACTTCTGAGCTTGCTTTCTCTCTTCATCAGCTTTTTTATTTGCTTCATGTCTTTTCTTATGACGTTCTTCTCGCTCACGAGTATTCTCGTCAATCTTCTCCAATGGATTCTGTTGAAGAATTTCTTCAAAGTCAGGATTAACAGTACCGGTTGCGGTATATTTACTAACTGTCGCAGTTGAAGAAGTTTCTTTCCCATCCTCATGAAGAATCACTAGTTTTGCTGTAATTCTATCCTTTTGGTAATTTTCCCAAAAAGGATGCCGCCATTCTTTTTTCATAATAACCTCACGCTATTCTTACGTATAATGTATATATCTCTACTGTTTGGGAGCTAGATTGGATCGTTGAAGCGACATAGTTACCTATAAAGTTACCGGTATAATCTCCTATAAAGTTACCGATATAATCCCCAGTGTAATCCCCAGTGTAATCAGCTGTATAATTACCAAGATAGTCCGCTGTATAATCTGCTGTGTAGTTACCAGTGAATTCGCCAGTATACTCGCCCTCGTAGTTACCAATGAAATTACCAAGATAATCAGCAGTATACTCTCCAACGAAGTTACCTAGGAAATCCGCAGTATAGGCTCCGATATAATCTCCGATATAGTCAGCAGCATAGTTACCTATAAAGTTTCCTAGATAGTCTGCTGTATAATTACCTATATAATCGCCAAGATAATCAGCTACGTAATTTCCTGTATAGTCTGCTGTATAATTACCCGTATATTCGCCCACGTACCCGCCCGCGAAAGTAGATTCCCTTGTTCTAGTAAAATTATTTGTGGAAGTTATAGTAAAATCTGTAGTAGAAGTTCTACTATAAACCCCAGAGTAATTTACAGTAGAAGTAGCAGTAAAATCCACATTCGATGTTCTACTATAATTCACTTCAGAGTTACGAGTAAAGTTTGTCAGGGTATCCCTAGTATAGTTTACCTCTGAATTTCTAGTACTATTAATAGTAAAGTCTGCGGTAGAAGTTCTAGTGAATGGCGAAGTACTATCCCTAGTATAGTTTACCTCTGAATTTCTAGTACTATTAATAGTGAAGTCTGCATTAGAGATTCTAGTAAATGGAGAAGTACTATTTCTTGTGTAATTTACTTCTGAATTTCGGGTGTACACCCCTGAGAAGTTTACTTCAGATGTTCTGGTAAAGTTTGTCTGGGTATCTCTTGTATAATTTACTTCAGAGGTTCTCTGAGATATAAGAGTAAAATCTACTTCAGATGTTCTAGTACTATTAATTGTAAAGTCAGTTAGAGAATCTCTAGTAAAGT